TGGGTAAGGAAAAACAAGAGTTAAACGAATGGGCAAGGACTAGAAACCTTGCCTATATTGTATATTTAAGTAACACAACTGAAAAATCACCCAAAAGTATAAAGGCTTTTTGGCATATACCAGCGATTGATGATTTGGAAGTAGAAGAAGAAAAGGTAATGTTAACAAGCGACCAATTGGCAAGGACTTTAAAGTTGTACGGAGTAAATTAAAATATTATGGCAGATTCATTTGATAAGTTTAGTATTGGTATTGATGCCGATGTTTCAGCATTACAATCTAGCTTAAAGGCAGCACAAAATACTCTTGCACAATTTGAAAGTGCATTAAAAAAGGCTACTAATATAGGCGAGATAAATTATCTTAATAAAAACATAGATAATTTAAGGGGTACAATTACAAGACTAAATGAACAGGCAGGTAAGTTAGGAAAACCAATGGGTGATGCTTCTCAATCACTTATAAACTTTTCAAGGATTGCTCAAGATGCACCTTATGGAATTATGGGTGTGGCGAATAACCTAAACCCTATGGTTGAATCGTTCCAACGATTAGCAAAAACGGAAGGGGGGACAAAAAAGGCATTACAAGCAATGGTTGCAGGGTTAACAGGTCCAGCAGGGGTTGGTGTTGCAATTGGTATAGTATCTTCATTAGCGGTTACATTTAGTAAAGATATAATTGCATTTTTTAAAGGTCCAACTGCCGAACTAGAAGAATTTAATAAAAAACTTAAAGAAGTTTCAGATAATTTATATAAGTTAATTGGTGGAGAACAAGCCAAAAGAACTAAAGGTATTTTATTAGCAGAAATTATTGTAGGTGGAAATAAAACACAACAAGAGGAAGCCTTAAAAGAATTAAAAAAATTATACAGTAATAGTGAAGCAATAAAAGCTGCAAATTTAGGTGAAAATAAAGCATACTATCAAACTTTAGTTAATCAAGCAGCAATGCAAGGAGATGCAATTGCAAAAGAAAAAAATAATCTTGAGCAATTAACTAAATTATATGACGACCAATTTCGTAATAATAAAAAAAGAAATGATGCTTTAGCATTAGTTACTGGTCCGAAACAAATGATTGAAAAAGGACATTCTCATTTAAGGAGTGTTGATTATCAAAAAGGTTTAATAAATAAAGAATACGATGTATTAGGAGATGTAATAAAAAAGAATATTGCAAATCTTGAATTAAATACATTAGAACAATTAAAAACAATTACATTAACTCCGACTGCTGATAATATTAAAAAAGGTGGAGAAAAAACAATAGATGCTTTAGATGAATTTAGAGCTAATTTAAAATATGAATTAGCTAAACAAATGATGGATATTGAAAAATATCAAAAGATATTTAAGGATAAAGGATTTGATAATGCTTTAATTCTTACCTATGGTGATAAAGGAGAAACGGCTGATAGAAAAAGAAAAATGGGTGAGGAAAGAAAAAAAGTTACTGGTAAGGATAATAGTTTAGGTGATTTTTTAACAAGGGATGCGTCAGGTAGAATGAAGGGTTTTAAGATGGAAAGTGATAGAATTGATGAACTTAATAAATCATACGAATCATTTGCTAAACAACTTTCAGGGAATGTAGTAAATGCTTTACAAGGTGTTTACGATGCAATGCAAAAAGGCGATAGTTTTGGTAAGGCTTTTTTAGATATGTTAGGTAAAATTACTGAACAATTAGTTGCAATGGTAATTCAAACATTGATATTTAGAGCAGTTATGGCTGCATTGACAGGCGGAGGTAGTGAAGTTGCAATTGCAGCATCTAGTGTTGCTGGTTCTGCTGGTAGAATATTAATGATACCTAAATATGCAGAAGGTGGTATTGTAAGCAGTCCGCATATTGGTATGGTTGGTGAAGCTGGACCTGAAGCAATTATCCCATTGAATAAATTAAGTGGAATACTAAACACTACATTTAATGCAGGTGCGATGAATGGTGGCGGTGGAGTTGGTGGCGGTTCATTTGTATTAAAAGGAAATGATTTAGTTTTAGCATTACAAAGGTCTAATCATTCACTTAATTTAAGAAGGGGAATATAATGGCATACGTTAATAAATATAAAATTACAATGGCTACCAAAAGCGGTAGTATTTCAACATTGTATATGTTAGAAGATGGTTATGCTGGGGATTTAATTGAATATCCTGCAACTACAATTCAGTTGCAATATATCCCTAGAAGTGATGATATTTTTGAGCCTATTTATGCAAGTCAATTAAGTATTGGAATAGATGTTACGGATGACATTGAAAATATGCCAAATCTAACTACATTAAACGATAGGAAGTATTTATGTAAACTTTACTATGATGAAACTTTAGAATGGCAAGGATGGGCATTGAGTGATAGCGTTCAATTTGCATTTACAACAGGCAGAAAAGAACTTTCATTTAACGCAGTTGATGGTTTGGGTATATTAGAAAAGATTAAATACCCATTAGCTGAAGATTATGTTTTAAGTGATTTTAATGATTGTATGTTTTACATAATAAACTCATTAAACGCAGTAGCTTTTCCTACTAACTTAAATGTTATAACAGGAATAAGTTATTACGCAGATGGAATGGATGACAGGTCGGATGTAACTTGGGCAGACCCATTAAAGCAATCATATTTAAACTTTGCTTTATTTATTACTGATGATTATCAAGTTGATAATTGTTTATCAGTTTTAACTAAAATAGTAAAAGGATTTGGTGCAAGATTATTTCAAGCACAAGGCAAATGGCAAATATTAGCAGTTTCACAATTTGCACAAGAAACATATTGGTTTACTGAATATGATAATGCTGGATTAGTTGTTGATTCAGGAACTACAAGTTTTAATGGTTTAATAGATGGATTTACGGATAATACAACAGGATTATTTTTTGTTGATAATAGCCAAATAAAACTATTAAGAAAGGGTTATAACAAAGTACAATTTGACAAAAAAATTGAATATCCTTCAAACTATATTACTAATGGAGATTTAAAACAAATAGTATCAACAAATCACGCTTACGCGTGGACTGAAGATGTAAATGGTGCATTAATATCTGTAGGAACATATCCTAGTAAATTATCAAATGATTATTACATAGATATTACAAATGTTGTAGCACCATATAACGCATCTATAAGACCTACATATTTTCCTAATATAGCTTTTAATGAAGTAGTGCAAATTTCATTTAATTCAAATCTTATAGCGGTTGGTGCAACAGTTCCTGATGCTTTCTTTATATTAAGGATTCAATTACAAACACCAGCAGGTTTTTATAGCATAGATAATAATAAAGAATGGGAGTTTGGCGGTTCAAGTTATTACTTTGAGCCGTATGATGCAGAAGTAACATTAACTGAATTAAATTTAACATTACCACCTGCACCCGAATCAGGCACAATTTATTTTGAATATGTATTAGCAAAAGCTGCTTCATCTTATTGGAAATCAACAGTAATTGCAAACACAGTAAGTAATTTTATATTTACTATTCAACCAGCTTTTCAATCCTATCAATGTATTGCTTCATTAAATAATACGGATGAATATGTATTTAGTGCAGATTTAGATTTAGGATTTAATGATTCATACAATGGCTACTATTCTTATAAGGGATTTTTAGCGGATGCTAATGGTTTAAATTTAAAGAATTGGTATCGTTATGAATATGTTTCGGATAAATATCGTTCATTAAGTCAATTAATAATTAGGCAATATTCAAATAACCTAAATAAAAATGTAATTAACATAGATTCTACTTTTATGGGTATGAATACGGATGAAGGTAGATTTAGCGGTGCAATGAGAATAAAAGCAACCGATACTGACCCAGCACAAATAAGCGTTGCTAATAAGCAGTATATGGTAGGAAATACAACAATTGATTTGTTTAATGATACTATTCAGGGAACATTATTAGATATTAATAGCGATAATGTTGAAGCAAATATTTTTGAAATAATAAATTCAACAAGCACACCGCCATTTGTTCCTTCAGTTGCACATTTAAGGTCTAATGGTTATTTAACAAGTGCAGAGGCTTTGGCAGGAACTTTAACAACAAGTGAAATATTTACTTTGGATGGAATTACTGACCCTGACTATGGTGATGTATTTTATGAGGATGAAGATGGGGGTTTAACATTCAATGGAGATTACTTATGGTATAAGGTTGTAACAGTGTTTCCTAATACCAAAGTTTATCAAATAAGGATTGATGGGGTGATAATAGGAATATATACTTAAATTTGTAGTTATGGCAGCAAAAGTACAAGGCAACAATATAATGTTGTATTATTTTGAACCACCTTCGGTTTCATATCCAGCAGGTAGGGATATTCCGTTTTCGTGTTCTACAAATTGCACATTTAGTGTAAGTGTTGACCAAAAAGAGGTAACAAGCCAAACGAGTGCGTGGTATAGAGAATACAAGAACGATATTGCAACTTGGAGTGTAACTTGTGATGGTCTTATAACTTTGGATGGTTATGGCTATTTATTCTTACTTGAGCAACAACAAGACCGCACTACAATTTTAGTAAAGTTTGTTATTGACAACGGAGTTGATGGTTTGGTAGTGATTAGTGGGGATTGCAATTTAACAAGTTTACAAATTAACGCACCTTACAAGGACATAGCAACGTATAGTGTATCGTTACAGGGTACAGGTGCTTATGCTACAACAGGAACTTCAATCAATCCAAGTGGAACAGTTATTGTTGCTGGAGGTGCGGTTTACACAAAGGGAACTATTGCAGCAGGTGGAGAAACAACTATTACTTATGGCGATATGATAGGCAAGGCTTGTCTTTATGTTTCTCGTGGTGGAATTGATGTTCAGGATATTTTAACAACAGGAACGGCTGTTGATGAGCAAGTGAAGTGGAATAGTACGACAGGGGTATTGACATTTGGAAGGGTATTAGAAAGTGGGGAGTTTATTAGGGCATTATTTCAATAATTTAGTTATAAATTAA